CGGGGTAACGATAACCGTATGGCATTTTAATCTCCTTTATCCTGTTAGTTTATTCATTTGGTCTTCCAGTTTTGCTACTGGTCTTCCTTCTGCATCTACCGGTCCCATTCCTGGTACTTGTCGAAAAAATTGATCTAAAATAAGAAGTGGGCCAAATCCAGGTATTTTTGGACCGCCCTTTGGATCGGGTTTTTTCTTTGCTTTTTTTGCAGGAACCTCTTTTGATACTTTAGGAAATCTACCTTCTGGATCTAGTACTTTTCTAGTTTGTCTTTCGTATAATTTTCTTAACGCCTCTGAATTTTTATCCAATTGCTTAATAATATCAGTATGTGCAGAACTAGTTCCAGAAGGTTTTACTGCTTCTCTAGCTGCTTCTCTAGCTGCTTCTCTAGCTGCTTTTCTAGCTGCTTTTTTAGCTGCTTTTTTAGCTTCTTTTTCTGCTTCTTTCTGTTTTCTTAATTCTTCCTTTTTTCTCCATTCTTCGTTTTCTCTTTCACTTTTAGTCGGTTTAATAGGAACAGTTTTTCTTTCAAATCTAAAGTTAAGTAAGTTTCGTATTTGTTCATCTATATCATATGTTTTTTCATCTATATCATATGTTTGTTCATCTGGATCATATGTTAGTTCATCTATATCATATGAAACAGTAGGTGTAGCAGAAATGGGATCTTGAACAGAATAAGTTTTGGCAGATTCTTTATCCTGTACCCGTGACCACCTTTCAAATTTAGTATTTGTTTCTTTTACAACTGCTCTTGAATGATATCCAGACCTCCAGCTTGTTCCCCCTCTTCCCCAACTTGCAGTTGGCGCTCTTACAAGTTCATTTTGTACTGTGACTTCATACTGTGGCTGTGTATATTCTGCTATTTGGTCTGCTTTTTGATTTACCTCTGCTATCCATTGCTCTCTAGTCAGCCATCCTTGTGGAACAATATCAAAACTAGTAGAAGATCCTTGTACAGATACTGGTTGTCTTATATCAAGCATTGAACGCACAGCACCTTTATCTCTTAATTTGCTATGAGATACTTGTGCGGGTTGCTTCCCTTTAAGTAACTGTACTACAGCCTGTGCTACAGGCTCTTCATATAATCCTTCTGTTTCTCTTATTTGAACCCTTCTTTCAGGCTCTTTTTTAGGAATACTTAAATAATACTTATAAGCGTCAATAAGAAAAGATGTATCTGCAAAATTTGGCTCTTGAGTTTCAGGATGTTGGGTAAGTTTTACAAGATATCTAGGTTCAAAATCTTTAAATTTAGGTTCTTGAATTTTTGTAATCATTCCTCCACGCACTAAAGTATCTAGTATATCTTCTAGTACAGGATTAGCAGAATCTGTTATTTTTCTAGGTACTAATTCTTGTGTTCCTGGTTTTTCTTCGCGTTCATAATCTCTATATTGTTCCCATTGTTGTTTTTTAGCATCAAGTTCTTTTAGATTTTTCCCAAAATGTCCTGTAAAGTATCTTATAAAATGTCTAAGCATACGGGATTCTTTTCGTTGGCCTACAATACCCAAGGTTTTTAAAAATTCTTTTATTTCACCCGCAGATTTACCAAAAGAATTTGATGAAATAGTAAATGCTACAGAATTTTCAGAAGGAGGAACGCCATTTCTAACACCTTGAAATCTTAACGTATCAAAATACCCACTTGCACCCTCTGCAAAAAGATCTATATCCCACTTTATTCCTTGTTGAAATTGATCTTGTGCAGATTTAGGATAATCTGTTCTATAGTCATGTACTTGACCCGGCCAGTCAGTTTTTGTACCTTCCGGTTGTGCATATTTTCTAATACGAGCAATATATTCCTCTTGAGTTTCAAATTTAGATTTTTTACTTTCTAATATTTCTCCACTTCTTATAGGTTGCCATTCAGTAGCAGTTTCAAATATAGGAGAATATTCTAATTTAAATTTTATTTGATCGGCTATAAAACTAGTAAAAAACTTTTTTAAATTTGGATATTTATGTAAAGTTACTAGCTGATCTCCTGGTGTATACATTCTAGTTTCTGTATCCCAGGCCCCTTCAATTCTATCTCCAATCGGATATCCTGCAGCATCATAAGGTGTAGCAGATTCATATAAATCAATACCTGAATCTTGAATTTCCTGTAAACAATCCTTTAATTCTTCAAATACATCTGTTACAAAAGATTTATCCTCAAATAAGGCTTTAGTTTCATTACTAATTGCAATTTCAGTTTTTATTTTTGTCTCTTTAGCCATTTAATATCCAAATATTGCATCGGCCATTTCTACTGGCTGATCTTTTATTCTACGAGAAAAACTTTCAAGATTGTAGTTTAATCTTCTCATCATAACCATATATCTAAGAGCATCATATGCGTGATCTTCTGCTTTTGTATCTACATCTTCTGAATTAGTTTTTGATAGAGGTAGAGTAGGTAAAGTTCTTATTAGATTTGTACAAGTAGAAACTATTCTAAGTCTAGGTTGCCCGGTTAAATCATCAGTTTTTAATCTGCGGTGTACTTCTATTTTACCGGACATTCTATTTGAATCAGAAGGAACCCATCTAACTCCTCTATTCATCATAGTTTCTGCTATACTCGGACCTAAGCCCATTTTAGACCAGCAAGACTTATCTAGTACAGATATCTGCATCGGTGGATCGAAGGCTTCTAGTTGTACAATTAAATCTGCTAGATCCTCACCAGTTAGACCTTTTCTGTATAATTCACGATAAATCCAAATATTACTATCCCAATCTATCGCTGCCCAAAGTACACAAGAAGGAGAACTAAAACCGTAATCCGCTGCTCTTATTCTAGGCCAGTTAGTAGGTACTTCAAACGGTTCTACAACGTGCATTAACCTGTCGAACTCAAAGAAAGCAGCACCTTCTGCAACGTCCCAATCACCCTCTAGCAATCTTCTACGCTCTACCTCTGGCAGAGAAAGCAACATAGCTTCGTACTCTCCTGAGTGCATCAAGTACGGATTGTCCGTTAGTCTGGCAGGAATGAACTTCCGCTGAAACAAAGGTTCATTTGCTCTAGAGTGAGAAGGTCCGTATTTTAAAGTTTTACCAGTGTCTATATCCGTAGCCCAAAAGGGCTCATTTGGTATATTAGGATCGATAAACATCTTTTTGATCCACCAACCGCCCATTCCTCCTGGGTTAGCACTTGCTCTCATGTATGTTTCAATATCTGGATCGGTAGTTCTAAGTCTAGATCTAAGATAGTTCCACACATAAGGAGAGGGGTAGTGGCCTAGTTCATCGATACCTATCCAGGTAAAACTCTGGCCTTGATACCTTGTAACATCAGAATCTTTATCTACATAGGAAAAAGTAGCAGTAGCACCTGAAGGAAAAGCCCAGGTAGACTTTGATTCTTTGAATTTAGAACCTGGAAAGGCTCTAGGATAGATCTTTCTAGATTGATCTATAAGCTCGGTTAGTTCGCCCAGAGTACGCCTGAGTAGTAAAGCACGGTGATTAGAATTGGAAGCGAACCTAAGAAGATCAACCAACATTGCATAAGATTTTCCCCCTCCTGCTGCTCCTCCATATAAAACTTCTTTTTCAGGCGCTGCTAAAAACTCCTCCTGTGGACCAGGATTCGGTTTAAATATTATTTCTGCGCCTTGCTTTATTGCATCTTTTAATGCTTTAGGTGCTTGATCTAGTAACTCTCCTGTAGCTACTCCACCGGATTCTAAAACTTTTAGAGCTTCTTTAGCTTTTTTTGCTCCTTTAGCTAAAGTATCTATTTTATTTCTTTGTCGCTCTAGATTTTTATTCTTTTCAGATACTTTCTTACGAGCTTGTCTTCGTAAGTACTCTTTGGTAGTTAATCTATAGTTGCCTTTTACACCTTCTTCAAGTTTAGGTCTAGCCATTAGTACTTTGCAGTCCTTACTGCACAACCTTTTGTATATTTTTTAGTTTTTCTTTTCTTTCTTTTTTTTGTTACTTTTCCGCCCCTCTTTCTAAATAATGCTTCAGTTATCTCATCTAAATCTGTAGTATATACTACTCCTGCTCGTTGTTCGTCTAGATTACCGCCTACCTCTCCAGAAAGTATACCACTATCTCCTACTTGCCATTGTCCACCAACACCAATATCAAAATTTTTGCTATCTCCGCTTGCCCGTGCTGTAAAATCTACTCCTTCTCTTCCTGTTGGTATACGTGCGTTTGCATTAAATCCTTTTAATAGATTACCATAAACACTTTGTAGTTCTAATGAATACTCTCCATAATCTTTATCTGTCCATTCACCAAAACCGACACCTCCATATTCATTTTCTTGAAGATTTACACCCCCTCCTATTTTTACTTTAAAGTTATCTTCATCTACTATTGATGTAGGGGGGACTTTTACTTCTCCTTTTTCAACTAAACTAGCTATACCACCAATAACTATTCCTAATTTTTTTATACTTTTTGGAGATAAATCAGTAAATTTTGATATTTCTTTAATTGCTGTATCTCTTATAGTTTTTGCATTACCCTTACTTTTTATATAAGAATCGTACGGACTTGTTTTACTTCTAACTCCTGCTCTAACAAGGGGCAACCATGTTTCTTTTAAATGGTTTATAACAGCTACTTTAAGATCAGGATCCTTTGCAATTTCTGGTATCTTTTCCATAGTTGTAGCTATAAATTCACCAGCAGCTTTTACACCTTCATTTGTTCTCTTATTTGTATTAGCCACTGGGAGTTACATCCTTCATCTGCTTCTTAGCAGGTAGCATAACCACACCATGAATAACTTCCGCTTGAATAGAAATATCCTGTTTCTTACCTATTCCTACGCGATCAAGGATTTCATTAGCTGATTTTAATCTAATTTCCATGTGATTCGCACGAATGTCACCATTCATGTCTAGACCTTCTACAAGACGATTAGCAGCTTTTACACTGGAAGAAGCTAGCATAACCCTTGTTCTATCTATAATTTCATCTTTTAAAGTATTTATTAACCACCCTCTAGAACTGTGCTTATAACCTGCGTCGTCTATTGCTTTTAGAACATTTCCGCCATTGTCCATAAGAGAGTTTAAGAACTTTACTTGCTTTTCGGTGTATTCTCTTTTAGCTGGTAAAGACATTAGGCTATTCCTTTGTAGAATATATGATTTTCAAATAGTTCTTTTTCTTTCATTTTAACTATTGACTGGTCTGACACTACCACCCCTCACATAAGATTTTACTCTAGGATTCTGTTTAACTACTGCTTCATAGTTTTCTAGATCTCGTATATTTTTAACTTTAGTCATTTCCGGCCTGCCGGTAGTTCTAGCGATACGGTTTTTTGCTAGCTGTAATTTGCTTATTTTCTTTGGCATTTTCTAGTTTTCTTACTGGTTATCTTTTTTAGGACATTCACAAGGGTCGCATTTGCAATTTTCACATTTATATTCGCCGCAACTCATAATTATTTTCCTCTTTTTCTATAATATCTATCGTACCATATTTTACTAGCTTGTCTTAGCTGAGTATTGATCGTTCTTATTAGTTCTAGCTCTTCATTTATTATTTTATTGTACCCGCAGGATATATCCTCGTCTAGTTCTGTATATAATCTTTCAGATAGTTCTTGTATTCTATCGATATGGTCGCAAGAGTCGGGGGGTATATTTGGCTTTTCTAGCTTCCTGGGCATTTTTAGTAGTTAGCAGATCTAACACCACCGCCCTTTGAATAATTTTTCTTTATTTTACCACCGCCCTTTTTCTTACTAGCCCCCGGTACAGCACGTTTGCTACCAACTTTAGTGGGTCTGAAACCTGCATACTCTAAATTTTTAAGCTTTTTAAGTTCATCTGGATCACCTGCAGGACGGTCAGGCACAAGTAATAGCGCCGGACCTAAGGCCCTCATACCTACAGAGCGCATAACTTTGCCAATAGCTTTTGTAAAATTATCTATATTTTTATTTGATCCTGCAACTTTTGCAATTTCTTTTACTTGTTGTGCTTTTGGAAGAGCTTTAAAACTTTCCCCCTTAGCAACTGCTTTAAATCTATCCCATTTTTCTTTATTTGTCTTAGCTAATCTATCATCTATTATTTTTTGTTTTTCTGGAGGTAATTTATTATAACTATCAACAAAATCTCCGATAGTTCTTACATTTTTAACTATTGCAGGAGCACGACTTGAAGGTAGAGCTTTTAACTTCTCTGCAGGTTTTACTTTTTTAGGTTCAGTTTTTGGAGATGTAACTTTTTTAGGTTCAGCCTCTGCTCGTATCCTAAATGACGACCCACCTGCTCTAGGGTGTATACGTTCATACACATTCTGCAATCGCCGTAACTTTATAGCCTCTTTATCGCGTAAAAGTTTACGCTGCTTTTTAATATCTTCTGGTGTACCTCTTTTAGCCATTTTAAAACTCCTAATAACTAGTGGGTCTAACACCACCGCCCTTTGAGTAGTTCTTTTTCTTGGTTCTATTTTTTCTCTTTTTAATTCTGCCACCCTTTTTAATATCCTCAAAGCCTAAAGGATCTTCCATTCCAAGCCCGTAATGAGGATCTCCGCGTCCTCGCCCATGTCTATACAGTAGATTACCCTCCTCATCAAATGGACCTCTGCGTAGTAATTCCATTTTTGATATTGTTTTTGGTTTTTTCTTTGGTTTTCCTGGGTAGCCTGGAGTAGCACCAGCTTTAGCCCACGGTTTCATGTTATCCCACATAGCAAGCTTCTGAGATAAACTTAGTTTTTTTACTTCTTTATCTAGGCTAGAATATTTTTTATTAAGTCTTTTATCCCAATCTGCTCCAGATTCCCCTTCTTTTTGCGGAGTTTCTTCTAGAGCTTTTTCTATTCTACCTTTTAATTTTTTTAAATCTGTCGTACCTTGTTGACCGACTTTATCTGTTTCTTTTTTACCTGTTTTACCTGTAAGTTTAATTGCCATTTTAAAAACTCCTAATAGCTAGTGGGTCTTACACCACCGCCCTTTGCGTAGTTTTTCTTAATTTTACCACCGCCCTTTTTCTTTTCTTTTATAGAACCAGATTTTTGTCGTTTAAAATATGCTTCATCCGGCCCACCTCCCGGTACTTTTTTTCTTCTCATTTCGTATAATAGTTCATCTTCTCCTGCACCAGCGGGGGTAGCAGCAGCCGCTTCTGATATTCCAGCAGCTAGTAAACCTGCAGGACCAGTAACACCTGCTAAACCAATTTTAAATAGTGTTTTTAGTGCCTTTTTTGTAAGAGGTTTGTCAAAAAATCCCTGTTTAGCAAGCATATCATATTTTTCTAATCCAATAACAGAACCAATACGTCCTCTTTTTGTTATTTTAGACATGCGTGGAAAGTCTTTATAAATCTTATCTACATACTTTGCTTCATCTTTTTTTGACCATCCCTCTGCTTCTAGTATAGATATAGGTTTTGTAGTGTTTCTTATATGTCTACCTAGCGCGTGAGCTTGGCGGTATTCATCAGTAGATGCAGCAAATAATCTTTTTTTTGCTAAATTTTTTTTTCTAATTGTTTCAGCACGAAGATTAGAAAATGATTTTCTTTTATCAACCACAGTAAAAACTCCTAATAACTAGTAGGTCGTACACCACCACCCTTTGCATAGTTTTTCTTGATTTTACCACCGCCCTTTTTACTAGCTCCAGGTACAGCACGTTTACTACCGGCTTCCGTGGGTTTAAAACCTGCAGATTCTAGTTTTCTAAGCTTTTCAAGTTCATCTGAATCACCAGCGGGGGTAGCAGCAGCCGCTTCTGATATTCCAGCAGCTAGTAAACCTGCAGGACCAGCAAGACCTGCTAAACCAATTTTTATACCTGCTTTTCTAAGCCTTTTAAGCATTTTTTCTATATATGCTTTGTTCTCTTTAGTGGTGGGATCTATTGCGTCTTTATAAGTATCTTTAAGTAGCTTATCAACTTTAGCTGTTTCTGCTTTAGTTAGTGATTTTTTTGCATAATCTTTACTAATAACTCCCCTAGCCCTACCGTATGCCGTTGCTGCCTTAGATGTTTTTTTAGATGATTCTTTATCGGCCATTTTAAAACTCCTGTAGTAACTATTGTAAAAAGGGTTAAAACCGGGGGAAGCTAGCTTTTAAAAAGCTAAACCCAGGAACCAGTCTTACGAATTGCTGATTTTAAACTTCCCCCGATATATAAAAAGAAGAGACTAGTTCTGCCTAAACTCTTTTTTTAAAAAATAAAGTTGCAGTCTTTTGACATTTGTAGTCTCTGTATACTATTATACACCATATATAGGTTTTGTCAAGTGAAAAATGACTATTTTTTTAAAAAAATTCTAAAAATTAATAGAAATTAATGAGAAAAAAACGGTTCTAAAAGAGTGTTTATTTACAGAGGGTTATAAAAAAGATTATTTTTTACTTGACAAAACCCTTATTTGGCTGTATAATAGTATTAACCGGCCAGGGTTAATATATACCCCCAGTTAACTTAAAAATGTAATTACTAACTACAACTAACTATGGCTAGAACAGATTTCCTTTGTTAACTGAAGTTAAATAGGTTCTAGAACAGCCCCAGGTAGCTCACAATAGCTAGCTGGGTTTTTTATTGTCCTAACCCCCCCTTAGATCTTTATGCCCCTCTGTGGGGCTATCTATGGCTAGAACAAAAAAGGGTTTAAAAATAAAATTTACGATGGGCTGTGTATATACATATGGGAGGGGGGGTAGTGGCCCATGCGGGGGTTGGATAAAGCACGCATAATAAGTATTTTGTGAACTTACAAACCAGCAGTGACCGGGCGTTTCCGAGCTGTATAATATAGCCCTGTTTTAGCAGTTTTTGCTCTGCTCTAGTTATTGTTCACTCACCCAGATGGCAAGGTTCTAATACACGAGCGCCCAGGCGTGCGGGAACTATATCAACAAATTGGTTTGTTTTTAGTGGCCCGCAGGCAGTACGAGCTAGCATAACCAGCCTAGACCAAATCAGATTGTCCTGGAATATCCTGGCAGTGCACAGATATCAGCCTCGTTCGAGTAGCGGTAAACCTACCCTATTCTGGCCTTGCTCTAGACACACCACAGCACAGTTATAGCTAGAACAAAAAAGGCCCCCGGCCAGATGATCACCTCACCTTACGACCAGGGGCCAAGTTAGCCTGCGCTATTTAAGCAGCAGGCAGGGAGAGAGCTAGATCGTATCGCTGATTTTGTATTTTGGATACGCCCTTTTTATTTGGTAGTAGATCTCAAGCAAACGGCTAGCACGCTCATTATAGAACTTAGCTGCACCCTCGTCTTGCTCGATATTGGCTTCATGCTCAAGGTTTCGCACCTGCAAGCGCAACCTAAGACAATATACAGCGATGGTACCAACCAGTGGCAAATCTTGCTTATTATTATCGTTACTGATTTCAAGCCCGGCAGCATTTTGGATAGATCGCCAGTTTTTATTCCTAGCATGTTGACCAGCCCGGTGCACAGTCAAGCTATCTACTGGAACATCAGTTTCCATCCTGATCACGCTAATTTTGCTGCACCAATCCCTACGCATACGCTTTTTTTCCGGCGTGTTGCGGCTGGCCTGTTTTGTGGTTCTGGCGGCCAGAGCCGGTTCAAGAAGTTCGTTAAGTCTTAAAACGGTCTGATCCAGGGCTAGGCTCGGCTTGCTCAATTTCTGAACAGTAAGGATTTCCCGCAAGCAATCCACATTATTCGCCATCTCTTGAATGCGATCCGCTTGCATATCAAGGCGAGTACTCAAGTTTCTGATACTCTCTTTCATCCTGTAAGTTTGTTTAGCCATTTTTCTATCCTTTCGTATGGCGGTTAAACGAAACAATCCCTTGTAGCTCTAATCGTTTGTAATGTCCACATAGGGATTAGCAAACTCCCAATCATCGATTGCTTTCCCCTCCACTGCATTAGGCGCTACAATTTTACAAGCAATTTTACCATCTTGGAGAGCATATTCAGCTTCCGCTAAAGCGTCTTGTGCTCGTGCGACTTCATTTCGCAGATCGCCTATATGATTTATCAGACCTACCTTCGCCAATTCTTCAGTGTCGAAAATATCTGCGCAAATTGTACCGTCCATTATTCTCCACTTGTCTTCGTGCATGTCATCCTCCAGTTTGAGTAATGTAAAGACCCGGACAGGTTAAACCCCATCCGGGCCTTTGTAAATGGTACACTTACGCGATCAGGTAGTACAGCACCATGATCACAATTGAGAATATAGCCAGCCTGTAGACCAGCAGTAAAAGTTCAATCACGCCGCAAGCAATTTTTGCCAATGATCGGATGCTAGAACTTGGCTTACTTTTTCCTGGCGCTGCCGCTGCACGTTCCAGACCTTTGACCCGCCCTTGCCGGTCTGGAGCGTTACGATCTTGCGTCTGCCTTTTTGATCCACGCTTTCCCGCTCGAATGTTTCATCGGTGTGTGTAGACCAGTGGGTTAAGCAATTATAGACCAGCCACAAATTAGGCCCAAGGTCGTTCAAATCCTCAAGGTACCGATGCAGCATATATTCAAGTTTGGTTTTGGTGACGTAGGTTTTGGATTTGTCTTCGCTCGTGCTAGCTGGCCTAGCTGCAATTGTCTTGCTGAAAAGCTCTTTTGCCTGCTCGAAATCGCAAGGGATTGAACGCATTTTGTCGAGTAGCTCAACATTGCTAGAAAACAGGCCGAGTGCTGCGCTTGCTTTGCCTATCACTGCGCCAACATCCAGATTAGTGGTGTGTTTCTTTTTGGTGTGAAATGTACGTTCACCAC